TTTGACTAAGAGTTACCGCAAACGTATTCCCCAACTCTGCTGATTCTTCACCAAACTGCTTAAGCGCGTCTACACCGCCTTGGCCAATTTGAGTCGCAAGCTGTTCGCTGGCTTCTTTTAAAGCTGCTTCTGCCCCGGCAACTTCTTCTAACTTTTTGATTAGCTTTTCAAACTCTGTTCCACTTTTGCCAGCCGCATTTACTACTGCGTCAAGGTCTGCCGTTAAAGGGTTTAAAGCTTGTCCAAGCCTTGCAATAGCTCCAACTGCTTGGTCAACTTGCCGACCAATAGCACTGCCAAGAATTTGACCGCCAAAGCCGCCTACGCTGCCTAACAGGCCGCCAGTAATTGAGCCCGCTCCACCGCCAAATAACAGCGGGAAGCCAACGCCAAGTGCAGCGCTTCGAAAGCCTTGGCTGCCTTTCTTGCGAGCGGCTGCAACATCACGTTCAGCCTTTTTGCGAGCTTCCGTGCGTCTTTTAAGACGCTGGTCAAACCCTCTCCCATAGTCTTTATCCAGCCTTATAAGATCATCAAAAATTTGCTTATTAAGCTCACCCTTCGCTTTGGCTCTTTTAAGACTTAAATCAAGCTCTGTCCTATCAAATTGTCTAGCAAGTTGTGTGGCTTTTTGATTTGTTTCATCTAAAAGACTTTGGCGTTTTTTAGCCGTGTTAATAACAACATCTTCAACTTTTTTTGCAGCTGCAATAGCTGCCGCCTGTTGAGTCTTTAAATCAGCAACAGGGCCTAATGGCCCTGAAGGTTGATTTAAGCCCATTGCGGCGGCTGACTGCGTTGCCAAAGCTTTTGCCTGAGCAGCGCCTTCACGCATAGCCCCATTAAATTTATTTTGAAGATTTAATTTTTCGTTTAGCTGCTTGGCAGATCTTTCTTCTTGCTCACGCAATTTTTTTCTTAATAAAAGCCTATCTTTTTCAATGTCTAGATTTCGCTCCAACAAGCCCGTAACTTCACTAGCTGCGGCGCTAGAGCCACGACCTGCCTTAAACGCCCCTGGAGCGATTGAAGAAGCTTCAAATGGACCAAGAGGATTTTTATACTGCGTTCCCCCGCGCAACGTGCCGGACTTGCCTTGGTTTCGCACTTCAGCAAGCAGCGCCGCCTGCTCTCTAAGGGCTGCATTCTCAAGGTCTACCGCTTTTGCAAACTCCCTAGCCGATTCAATTGCTCGGCCAGAGCCTAATTGGACATCGTTAAAATTTTTCGCTGCCTTCGCTAGTTCTTTATTAAAATTTGCGACTGAATTAACAACAGTCTTCCCGTTTAAATTGCCAAATAGCTCAAGAGTTTCGTTTACGTTTTTAATTTTTTGGCCAAGCAAATCTGTTTTGTTTGACAGATCTGTAATCGCTTGAGTATTTTTGACCGCAACCGCAATATCTACGTTGTAGTTAGCCACAGCGAAACACGTAGAGTCTTACGCTCCAGTCTACCGCCCTCCCATCGTTCGCGCTCCTCTGCCTGTCTTAGCGTTCTGGATCGCTTTCTCCTGCTGCTCGTTATGCAGCTCGAAGTAAGCAGCCCAGCCGACCAGCTCTTCTTGCGTCAAATCACGCGAAAGCTGGGCAACCGTCATGCCCAGCTCTTTCGCCAAGAAGAAAATAAAATACCAGTCGTTACTTGCTTTTAAGGTCTGCTTTCGCTTCCTCCACCTTATGCTCCGTTCCAGAGTCCAGCATGGCAAGCTGAATCCCTTGGAGGACAGAAGCAGCTACAGCGTTTCTAAGTGCGGCCCGTTCACCATCTTGAAAGAGGCGCTTGCCATCCTCATCCAATGCTTTTTCAATCATCAGACCTAAAGCAAAGTCGTTGCTTTCCCCAGCATCAACTTTTTTCTGGATCGATTCGCGCTCATCAATAGTAAGCGGGTGCCAAAACACCTCAAGCACCACCTCGTCGCCTTCTTTTACCTCGTACTTGTAAAGCTGGCTAACGCCAAACTTGTTCCGAAGCAGTTCGGTGGCCCGCATAAATCAATACCGTTTCGATCAATATACTACACGACTGCAGTAAATTGACAAGAAATGATCCCTAGAAAATGCGCCTTGTCCTCTAGCTCAACAGGGCTTGGCCCGGTAACGTCCATAACCCTTGGGGAGACACTAAACGTATCTGTGTAGCCAGTAGCGTTTACTGAGGTCAAACCATCAATAACAGATTCGCTAACCGCAGACAGCGCCGACGTTCCACCTGATTTTGGGACGTAAACGTTGCACTGGATCACACCGCTGTAATAGTCAGACGCAGCGCCTTGATTTTGCAGCGTTGAACGGTTGAAGTTGACGCTCATGACAACGTATTTTTTAGTCTTACCAGGCGTTGTAAAACGGACGTTGTCATACACCATCGAAACGCTTGAATCAGCTGCCGCAACCGCGTCAGTTACAGCTTTTTCAAAAGCAGCGCGAGCATTTACAAGAGTCATAGCTTAACCACCAAGTTGTTCATAATTAATAGGCGCAACTAAGCGCTGGCCAGTTTGAACAAAAATCCTACCGGCCCTTTTTTCTTGGAATGTGTCTCTAACCAAATCTCTCATTTCGCCCTGGACAAACAAAGCAACATCTGATTTAGGCGAAGCAAGAGCCTGCAAAGCATATTCAGCGGTATTGCCAACATATACAGTCGGTTGTTTTTTGTAGTTGAACGCAGGGATTGGATAACGCGGCTGAATAGTACCCTTGTTCGAACCTCTGTCATATTTTGACCAAGGCTCGGTTTTCTTATCCTTTGCCTGCGGCCTTTGTGTAGACGCCTTCCAACTAGAAGCAAAAAATCCTGTATCTATTGGGCTGAATTGTTTAGAAGACAATTCTCCAACAGTAAGGCCAATCAAAGCATTAAAATCTCTGTTGAGTTGCTGCTCAAGGTCAGTCACAATTTGTCCGATGCCGCGCTTTGCCATCAGAACCGCACCCTCACGATATAAAGATACTCTTGCCCGCCCCTGTAGGTTTCGATGTTCGTTATTTGGGCGGCTTCGCCTAAACCTGCGAACTTAAGCACAATCTCATCCTGCATGGTCGGCTGGTTACCGCCAATTTGCTCTGGTGCAATGTAGATGCGGGCTTGTCGTTCTTCTCTTCCCTCTTCCTCTTCAGACCGGATAAATTCAACTGGGCATTTCAAATCAAAATAAGGACGGTCAAACGTTGTAAACGAGCCTTTAGCAACGTCGTACTTCCCGTCAAACTTTCGCGTGTAATCAATAGTCGTATCAAGGCTGTCGCCAAGCTCTTGAACGATTGACTTGGCTGCAGCTCGAAAAGCTTTGTCTAACGCTCCAGGCATATCAACCTCTCACGGTACGGATTTGGTAGCTGCCGCTCCCGCCAACGCAATAAGCGCCAAGGTAAGACTGGAGCCAAGGATAAACATCAAAGACATTATTGACGGTTCCCGTAGCTTGGCTAGCAGTGTTGTACTCCACTTCCATCTCACCGAGCTTGACGGATTTGTATAACCCCGTATCGCCGGTAGACCCTGTAATTGACTCCGTGTCATTAGCTAATGCGTTAGCTAACTCGTATGTAGCGTATTTAATCTCGTTTGGGATGACAGTGCAAACTAACTCCACTCGATCAACGTGGTAATTGTTGCGCGGCCAATTCAACGCTTGTGATGTGTCACAGCGGTCGCCATAAAACTGCAACGTATCGATCCAGCGGGTGGCTGAGATCAATGCACGGTTTTTGCTGTCGTCGGTCTTGTTGTCCCAGTTGGTGCTGCTTGGGACGGTTTCAAAATACGTGTTGGCTTCAGCCAGGGTCACGTAGCTGTTGGCTGACGCGCTGCTGAGAGTGGCGTTGATCGTGGCAGCCATAGCTGAAAAAAGAAGGTGGCCCCACCTAATGGTAGGGCCTTTACTCTGATCAAGATCAGATGGTGCTGGTGTCCAGCGGGCTGTTGACGGTGACCTGAACCAGAGGGATCAGATCGATGTCATAAGTGGCAGCCCACTTGTTAGCGGTTGCCAGGTTGGCGTTGGTGGGGTTGTCACCAGCGTCAGCCCACTTGGTGCCCATCACGTGATAAGCAGAGTGGTAGTCGACAGAAAGAACGTCCTGCTTCGAGAGCACGTTCCGGTCAGCCTCGATGCGAAGCTCTTGCTGCTGACCTTCCAGGATGGTGCCTGACTTGGTCAAATAGCAATAGAACTCACGCTGGTGGCCGCCAGTGCCAGGAGCCACAGTGTTAACTGCAGGGTCCATGATTACGTTCATACCAGCGAACTCGCCAATAGAACGAGCACCAACGCCAACACCGCCGCCGCCCCAGGTCACGGCACCGCCAGTAGACAGCGCAGAGGTGGAGAAGGTCAGCAGGCCAACCTGATACAGGTAGAAGCCAACAGAAGGGTGGACAACGAGGGTGTCCAGCTCATCGCCACGCTCACCGAGCTTGGAACGGGCTTCTGCCACTGTTGCAGCAGTCAGGAAATTGGCTTCAGCAGCGCCAGAAGCGGCTGCCTTGCCTTTGTCTATGGCGTTGCCAGAAAGAGCAGTGCCAAACAGACCAGCAAGGTGAGAGAACAGACGAGCGCTGTTCAGCTTGTTGATTGCATCTGCAAGCTGGTTGCGGATGTGAAGCATTGGATCTTCACCAGCAGCCAGAACTGCCATGTCATCTACCGCATACGCAAATGCGCGGTGGCAAATTGTGGCGATCTGGGTGCCAGTACCGATCTTTTGAGGGGTCAGGTAGCCAGCGCCGCTGGTTCCCCATGTCGCTGTACCGTCCAGAATCTCTTCCGTTGGTGCGATTGGATTGAACTCAGGGACTTGAATGCGAGTACCGCCTTCGCGTGAATCGAGAAGAGCGTTACGGACAACAGCGCCAGACTTGATAAACAAGCTGCGCTCTTTGATTGCCTCAGACACGTAGGTGCTGAGATTATTCCTTTTTACGATGTCCGCCAAAAGGACACCGCCGGAATAATTCTGAAATGGAGCGGCCATTTCTTATCCAGGATTAAGGTGTGCGGTTTACAAGCCACGGACTTGTAGATGTCCCACGGGGACTACTTACCTGCCTCTCTCTTGAGCACGGCTGCAAGATCAGGGTCGGTATTCTCTAACATCATACGCTGAGTCAGGTTTGATGTCGCGTCTAAATAAGGATTAGCGATGCCTGCAGCGCTAGCTGTTGATGTATTTGGCTTTGCGCCCATCCCAGCTTGAGCGCTTGGTTTGAAGTGGTGCTCGTAAGAAGAGCCAGGGTTTTTAAGCTTGGCAAGGTAGACACTGATGTCTTGCTCAATGCCCCCGTCTAAAACTTTGACAGTGCCGTCCTCGGCTTTTTTGAGACTGCCTTGAATTAACTGAAGCATTTGATCCGAGTTAATTGCGCCAGCTTGATTGATTGCTGAGAGTGCAGCGTTTTTCATCGCTGCTGTTTCGTTAGAAGCCTGCAAATCTTGCAGTTGCTGTTCTAACTCAGCAATTCGTTTGTCTTTTTCAATGCCGGACTTGTTGGCTTCTTCCCAAAGAGGTTGCCACTGGCCTTGCTCTTCAAGGTTTTGACGGCGCTGATCGTCTTGTTTTTTGTAAACGTCGTCAAGCTTGCCTTTGATGCCTTGAAACTTTTCCTCGGCCTCAGCAGCACGCTTTTGCAACGCTTTAATTTGCTGCTCGTAAGCAGATGTGTCAACGCTGGCGGTAGTTTCAGTCTCAGCCACGGGCTGCTCAGAGGACGCCACAGGCGTCTCCTGGATGACTTGCTCTTCCATTACTATTTTTTAGTGGACTCGTCTACTTTACTAGGCTTTACTTTTTTAGTCGTCTTTTTGGGCTCGGGCATTGGGCACTCCTGATTCTTAGGAGGGTTAATCTCTTCAAAACGCATTCCCATGGGGATAAAAGCCGTTACTGCTCTACTGTACCGCTTTGCGACGTTTCTGCCGAGTTAGGCAAAATCTCGCCCTGCACAAGCATGTCGCGGAACTCTTCGCGGTCAATAATCTTGTCTTCAAACAGCTGGCCCATTGCTGCAATGTCTTGCCCGATCAGGCGTTGAAGGTCAAAGTCACGGCTAATCTTGACCTTTGGTGCTTCGATGTTTAGGTAACTAGCTGCAAGGTCATAGGCTTTTTGCAAGCCAGACTCCAAGTCCATTGAAACCATCGCCAGCATCGAGTTTTGGTCAATACGGTCTAAACGACGAGCGTCAGCAGACTCAGCGACAAATTTTTGTTGGCCTAACGTGCTAATCCCTAGCGAACCCATTTGTTGCTGTAATTCTTGAATCTCCGCTGATTGCGCTTCAAAAGCGCTAGATGCCGGTTCCACGTAATAGACCTTGTTTCCCGGCTGTGTCGCCATCGCATAATTGACGCTGATCGCCATATCCTTAGTCTGATCGTCCCATCCCTCCAAAACAAGCATCGGCTGGCTGGCGATGTGCAGGCTGTGGATCAAATCAGCTTGGCGT